CTGAACAAAGCTTTGTTTCGGACTTCCTTACAAATGGTTTTCCGGCTCACGTCGCGGACTCGGCTGCAACTGGCCTTGCTGATCTAGGCGAGTTTATGGCGGCTCCCGGAAAGACTTTCGGAGGCGACCTTCAGGCCGCTTCTGATTTCTATATGCAAGCCCAAGGGTTGGCATCTGATGCGTTCAGCTTGGTGCAGCAGCCTTTCAATATGGTGAACCGGATTACGAGTTTAATCGGTTCGGTCCGGTCGGCCTTTGGTAGCAACGCATTCAGTATGCTGACCAGTCTTTTTGATCGATCGACCGGCAATTATTCGGGCAGCACGGCGTCAGCAGCAGGCTACGAACTACACGGCCATGAATTCCTTGGTGCGCCAGGTCGCTGTAGCCGAGGCAGCCAAAGCCGCGGTTGTCACGCAGACCGCGACGGTTACACCGAGTGGCGTGACTCAAGTATCTGTCAGCCCTGTCGTGTACGACAGCTACCAAGCGGCGATCAAAGTTCGCGAGGACCTGGTTGGCCGCATCGACACCGAAGCAGAGACAACTCCAAACGACGAGGTTTACGTTGCGCTCTCGGATTTGCGCACCAGCGTAGTTCAGGCTGTTCCAAATCCAGAGCAAGACCTTGCTCGCATTGTTCAGTACGTACCTCGGGAAACATTGCCGTCTCTGTTGGTGGCTTACCAGATTTATGGCGATGCCGGCCGGGCCGACGAAATCGCCGCCCGAAACAATCCGCCTCACCCTGGCTTCCTGATGGGTGGTAACCAGCTCGAGGTTCTTGCAGATGGATGACCTCGAACTGCTGGTCAATGGTATGAACTACTCCGGCTGGACGTCACTCGGCGTGACCCGGGCAATTGACGCGGCGACCACTGCTTTCACTGCCACGCTCACCGAAAGATGGGAGGGGAGTGAGAGTTCCGTCGCCCAAGTGGAGCCGTGGCCGATCATCCCTGGTGACAAGTGCGAGGTTCGGCTGGCCAGCTTCCGAATGGTGGTTGGCTACGTCGACATCTTCAAACCCTCGTACAGCTCAAATGACCACACCATCAATATCCAAGGCCGGGACAAAGTCGCCGACCTCGTCGATTGCAGCGCCGTGCACGCCCCGGACGAGTGGAAAAACATCGATTTGCTCAGGTTCGCGCAGATTCTCGCAGCGCCATTCGACGTGAAGGTGATTGCCGATATTGATGTAGGCGAGCCGTTTCCAGTCTGCAAGCTGCAACAGGGAGAGACAGCATTCAAAGCTATCGAGCGATACGCCCGCCAGCGCAAAGCGTTGTTGATGCCGGACGGCGCCGGCGGTTTGTTGATCACCCGCGCAGGTGTACGTCGCGCATCCGCTTCGCTGGTCCAGGGTGAAAACATCCTGAGCGCGAGCGGAACGATCGATCACAGCCAGCGCTTCAGCAGCTACCTGGTGAAAGGTCAGTCCAGTTACAGCCCCGACAGCACCGGGGAGACCGAGGCGCATATCGAGGGCGCGGTCACCGACAGTGGCATCAAGCGATATCGGCCGATGTTGCTGGTCGCCGAGACGGGGGGAACATCATCGAGCCTCAAGGATCGCGCCACCTGGGAAGCGAACAGCCGGATCGGCAAGGGAGCCGCCGCGAGTGTTTCTGTGCAAGGTTGGCGCCAGAGCCCAGGCGGCCCGCTTTGGGAGCCTGGGTTGTTGGTCTATGTGCGGTCGTCCTGGCTTCGTATGGATGGCTGGATGCTCATCCGTCAGGTGACCTACGAGCGAGGCGAGGGTGGTACGACCGCCAAGCTCGAAATCGTCAGCCCGCAGGCATTCGACCCTGAGCCACCAGATGGTAAGCAATCCAAAAAAAGTAAGAAGGGCTCGCGAAACCTTTGGCGCGAGGCAATCCCGGAAGAGGATCGAAATAAATGAGTGACGCTCTCCGCGAATTAGGTAACCGGGTAAGGATGATGTTCGGTCGCGGCGTATTGCGCAGCGTTACCGACACCGGCCCTCGACAACAGGTGCAGGTCGAACTGCTCAAGGACGAGCTGCGCGACGGCTTGGAGCACATGCAGAACTATGGGTTCACCAGCCACCCGAAAGGCGGTGACTGCGCCGTCGCGTTCAATGGCGGAAACCGGGAGCAGGGCATCGTCCTGGTAATCGATGACCGCCGGTACCGGATTCCGCTACTGGCCGG